TAATCGTTGCTGATGTTGCTAGAGGAGATGGTGCAGATTATTCAACATTGCATGTCATAAAACTTTCAACGATGGAACAGGTTGCAGAATATAAAGGGAAAGTGAGCACTGATATATTTGCCAAACTATTACTTGATGTTGGTAAAGAATATGGGAATTGTATGTTAGCTGTTGAAAATAACAATATAGGATATGAAGTTTGCCAAAAACTTATAAATTGGAAATATCCCAACCTCTATTATGAAGAAAAGGGTTCACACGAATATGTGCCACCTTATCAAGCTATTAATGTGGATAATGTTGTTCCAGGATTTTCAACTTCTTTTAAGTCTAGACCATTAATAATTGATAAATTGGAAGAATCTGTCCGTCGAGGATTTTTGAATATCAATTCAGAACGAACATATAGAGAATTAGAAACATTTATTTGGAATAATCGTCGTCCTGAAGCACAAGAAGGACATAATGATGATTTAATAATACCATTGGCTATAGCATGCTGGATTAAAGATACAGCTTTAAAAGAAAGTCTTAGGTCTCTAGAATATAAAAAAACGTTTCTTCAATCAATGGTAGTTACTAGAACGAAGTTAAACATGCAATTGCCAGGTATGATTGGTTATAGTCCTAAGTTATCACAAGCTAATACGTTCGCGCAACAACAACAAAAGCAATTCGGATGGCTTTTTAAGGGGTAATATATGGCAAATAATAGTGGTATTTATAAAATATTTAACATAATCAACAATAAATATTATGTTGGTTCGGCTGTTTTATTAAATGCGCGATGGAATACACATAAATGTTTGCTGAGGAGGAAAACACACTACAATAAACATCTCCAAGCCGCTTGGAACAAATATGGAGAAAATAACTTTATATTTGAAATCATTGAAAAATGTGAAAAAGAAAAACTTATTGAAAGAGAACAATATTATATTGATTTATTAAAACCAGAATATAATAAACTTAAAAAAGCCTTTTCTTCCTTAGGGTATAAACACACTTCAGAAGCTTTGAAAAAAATGAGAACGAGAGTTGTTTCAGAAGAAAACAAAAAAAGAATAAGTGAGTTTTTTAAAGGACATACACCGCGGAATAAAGATAAAAAACTTTCGAAGGAACATAAAGAAAAGCTTTCTTATAAACGTTCTGAAGAACATAAAAATAAGATAAGTAAAAGTTTAAAAAATAAAAAGCTCTCAGAAGAACATAAACAAAAAGTAAGTAATTCAATCAAAGAGTGGTGGAAATTAAGAAAAAATGGTCAAATCTAATAATCGTAACCCACGTAATGCTGAATCCTTCTTATTTAGAAGTCTTACCAGGCTTTTATCTGGTCCAGTCTCTGACTATAGACGTCAGAATCCTAGGTCTCTCAAGCGTCAACAATTAGATAAGTTTAAATTTAAGTCTGCTTCCGGACAGCCTTTTAAAAAATCATCTACAAATCCATTAACTCAAATCTACGCTAATACCAGAAATAATCAAAATAGAGCGGAGCGTTATATAGATTTTGACCAAATGGAATATGACCCATTGATTAATGCTGCGATGGATGTATATGCAGCTGAAATGACTACTTCATCTCCTCTTCAAAAACTTTTAACCATTGTTTGCCCTAACGAAGAAATTAAAGGCGTCTTGGAACATCTCTATTATTCAATAATGAATATTGAATATAATATATTTGGTTGGTGCAGGGATGTTTGCAAATATGGAGATAAATTTATTTATCTAGATATAGATGAAAAAGAAGGTGTTAGATATTTTGTTGGAATTCCTCCGATGGAAGTTGAAAGACTTGAAGGAGAAGATAAAACAAATCCTTCTTATGTTCAATTTCAGTGGAATTCTGGTGGATTAACTTTTGAAAATTGGCAAATTGCGCATTTTAGAATTCTAGGACATGACAAATATGCTCCATTTGGAACTTCTGTTTTGGATGGAGCAAGAAGAATTTGGCGCCAATTAAAACTTCAAGAAGATGCCATGATGGCATATCGTGTCGTTAGATGTTTAACTGGTGATACAAAAATATGGACTAGTAATGATGGTTATAAGAACATAAAGGATATTAAAACAGGAGATAAAGTATATTCTTATGAAGATAATAAGTTAGTTTTATCAGAAGTTTTGGATTGGGTCAATAATGGCAAACAACAGGTTTGGGAAGTAAAATCAAAACATCGTTCTATTAGAACTAACTTTAATCACCCAATATTGGTAAAAAATAAAAAAACAGACATTATTGATTATGTCAGTGTTGATAAGTTGTTAGTTGGTGAGCACCAGTTTGTTTTACCAAGAAATATAGAAACAACGGAAACTAAAAATATTGGTTTGGACCTATCGTTAAACAAATATAAAAATATGTTTGCTTGTTTGAATAATGAAGGAATAAAATATTTTAGAAACCAAAAATATAGAAAGTCTATTAGAAGTATAGAAAAAGAAATAGAAAAAGATTTGAGTTATACCTCAAAGAGAAGAATATCCCAGTTTCTTTATAGAAACGAACAACACGTTAAAGGATTGCCGATTAATATAGCAAATGAGGTTATTAAAAGACTTAATATACCAGAAAAATATTTATTTGTATATCCAGAAGGTTTGTTTAACATAGATGAAATAAACTTGCCAAAAGTTGTTGATGAAGAGTTTGCTAGGTTTTTTGGCTTTATGGTCGGCGATGGTTTTATGACTAAAACAAAACATAAAGTCGGATTTGCTACCGGGGTTGATAAAGATATAAATGAATATTATTATAATATATTAAAGAAATATTGCAGTAAAGCAGTTTTTAGAAAAGATAAAAGAAATAAAAATCCATTGATAGGCAGATATGAGATTAACTCTGTATATTTTTGTAATATAATGGAAGATTTAGGTTTTACTTCTAGTGTTTATACTAAAAAAGTCCCCAACTGGATTTTTAACTCCTCAAATGATATTAAAAAGTCTTTCATACAAGGTTTAGCGGAAGCAGATTCTCATATAAGAGATGGTAATATATTTGAGTTAGAGTTGTGTAATAAACAAATATTAGAAGGAGTTAAAGAGTTAGCCCACCAGATTGGATGGAGTGTTTCTAGTTCTATTAAAACTAGAATAAGAAATACAAAAAATAGAGAAATAAATGGAAATATTTTTAAGAAAAAAGAAACAACAAGTTATTACATTTCTGTTTCAAAGAGAAAAACAGACTTATATGAAAATATAATATCAATAGAACAAACAGAAGACTACGAAGATGTATATGATATAAGGGTTGATAATAAGAATCATAACTTTGTAGCAAACGGAATAGTAGTCCATAACTCTCCTGAACGAAGAGTTTTCTATATTGATGTTGGTGGCATTCCTGAAAAAGATGTCCAACAACATATGGAAAGAATTATCTCTGAAATGAAGAGAAATCAAGTAATGGACCCATCAACAGGTCAAATTGATTTGCGCTATAATGCAATGCCTGTCCATAAGGACAGTCCAATTCCATTGTTGGATGGAAGAACAATAACGATAGAACAACTTGCCAAAGAACATGACGAAGGAAAAGAAAACTGGGTTTATTCAGTTATTGAAAAAAACCATCAAGTAGCACCTGGTAAAGTCAAGTGGTGTGGAAAAAACTATACAGCAAAGAAACTCACAAAAGTTTGGTTGAATGATGGCACTTACATTCTTTCAGCACCAGAACATCCCTTTATGTTAAGGGATGGAAGAAAAATAAGGGCGGCTGAGCTTAAAGAAAATGATGCTTTGATGCCGTTTTATCGCGATGTTAATAATAAAGGTTATGAAAGAGTTTATAACCCTAACACACAAAATTATGAAACAACCCACACATTGGTAGCAAAAGATGTTTATAAGGAACAATGGAACACAACAGAACAGCCTGTTATTCATCATAAACATCCACAACATAAAGAAAAGAATAAAAGAAACAATAGTCCGGATAATCTTGAAGTTATGAACTTCTGGCAACATAGAAAGTTTCATCAAGACCATTGCGCCTTAACTCTAAACACACCAGAACAACTTTTAGAAAGATCGAAGTTGTGGAAAGAAATGAATGTAACACAAGAACATAAAGATGTTGTTATAAAAACAAATAAACTTCATAAAAAGGCACAAAAAATGGGTGCTGTTTATAATGGTTCAGAACTTCACAAAGAACATAATAAAATAAGAAAAGAAGCCCAACTTAAAAGTTGGAAAGAAAATAAAGAAACACACTCAAAAGCAATGCGATGGAACATTCCTGATGAATGCATAGCCCAAGCTATGCTTATTTATAAAGAAAATCCAACCTTCAATAAGTTTCAGTTTATTGAAGCATTTAGAAGCAATAATAACATTTTAACTTTATTAAAAAACAATAACACCTTGAAAAGAAATGTGGAAAAAGTTTCAGAACCAGTTATTGTTAAAAAAATAAAAGAAATGGGTTATTCAGGAATAAGCGACTTCAAGAAAGTTTCATTGGAAAGTGGTTATAGAAACCATAAAGTCAAACTTATTGAAACAATAGAATGTGAAGGTGAAGATGTTTATTGCATGACAGTTGTTGGACCAAACGGTGAAGATGACAGACATAACTTTGTTATTCTTTCTCTTGATAAAACAAAAAACATATGTTATAATAGTGGTGCGGTAGTCTTGAACTCTGTTGATGAAGATTATTTCATTGCTACAATTGGACCAAATTCAGGAACAAGAATTGAATCATTGCCTGGCGGATCTTATCCGGTTCGTAAAGATTCTTTTATTCCGTTATTAGACGGAAGAGTGTTAACAATAGAACAACTTGCGAAAGAGTTTGATGAAGGAAAGGTAAACTGGGTCTATTCAGTTTTAGACGATATTCACCAGGTTGTGCCTGGTAAAGTAAAGTGGTGTGGGAAGAACTATGTTTGCGACAAACTTCATCGCATTTGGTTAGATGATGATTCTTATGCAGACATGGCCCCCGAACACCCTGTTATTTTAAGAAATGGTGAAAGAAAACGTGCTGATGAGCTTAAAGAAAATGACTCTTTAATGCCGTTTTATTTTGAGATAAGCAAAAACATAAAAGAAAAACTTAAAAACTATCCACAAGTCTATAACCCAAAAAATAACAAACATGAGTTTGTTCATAGACTTGTTGCCAATTCTATTGGTGGCAAAAATGATGCTTTATTAAAAAGTAATGAAAAAAGTGCTGCTATTCATCATGTTGACTTTGATAAAAATAATAACACTCCAAATAACTTAAAATGGATGGGTTTTTGGGAACATAGAGATTTTCACCATCAAGTTGATAAGACTAAAGCTAGCGAAACATTGAGAAAGTATCTTTTATCTCCACTTCATAAAGAAAACATTAAGAAGCGTGTTCATGATCCGGATGATAAACTTCATAAATGGATCTATGGTGATGAAAACATTGGTAGACTTCGCAAATGGAATAAGAGTGGTGAGGCAAGAAAACAAATATCTATAAGAAATAAAAAAAGATGGTTAGATGTTGAATTTAAAGATAACCATTCAGGAAACAATCATTGGTTAAAGAAAAAATGGAATAAACATTATTCAGGTTATTCTATCCAAGAACTTGTTACTTTCTGCATTTCTAATAATGTAAAAACAATGAAAGATTATCTTGGTTGTTCTGACATTTATCTCAAAGGCAGAACGCAATGCTTGCAGTTTCTCAAACATCATAATGTTGGTTCCTGGAAGGCATTTAGAAAAACTTATTTAGAGAACATCAAAAACCATAAAGTTGTTAAAGTAGAAATTTTGACAGACATTGATGATGTTTACTGCATGGAGGTTGTTGGACCAAACGATGAAGACGACAGACATAACTTTGCTTTATGTACTAAAGGAATTTCAGTTGGAGAAGGTAAGTTAAATGGTTTCTTTGTCCAAAATACAGGAGATATTGACGATGTTAAGTATCTTCGCGATAATATGTTGGCAGCTCTCAAGATTCCTCACGCATATCTTGTTGCAACAGGAGATGCAGTTGAAGATAAGACAACACTTTCTCAAAAAGATATTCAATTTGCTCGCACAATTCAGAGATTACAAAGAAGTATCATATCTGAATTGGAGAAGATTGGTCTTATTCATCTTTATATTTTAGGTTATAGAGGAAAAGATTTACTTTCATTTAAATTACGTTTGAATAATCCTTCAAAGATTGCTGAAATAACAGAATTAGAACACTGGAAACTTAAATTTGAAGTTGCAGCAGCTGCAACCGAAGGCTATTTCAGCAAACGTTGGGTTGCTAAAAATATTCTTGAACTTTCAGATGAAGTTTTCTTAAGAAACATTAGAGAACAATTCTTTGATGCCAAACTTGCCGCCCAATTAGAGAGCGTAGCTGCTGGTGGAGCAGGAGAAGAAGGTGATGAATTGGGTGGATTAGGTGGAGAAGAAGGAGAGGAAGGTCTTGGAGGCGAAGAAGCCGAGGAAGAAGGTGATGAAACATTGTTAGCTGCACCCGGCAAGAGACATGACGAATATATAACTCCTGGAGCAAAAGGAAAAAAATATAAACCAGTTGCGGCTGATGGTCGTACAAGTGGAGCAAGACGAAGAAATATTCTTGGAATGGCTTCGCGAGAGCTTGCAAGTCCAACATCTAGGAATACTATGAAAGGTCTTTCAGGACTTATGAGTTTGGGTGCTGGAATTTATGAAGATATAGAAACTAATTACCAAGATAAAGAACTTTTAGAAGAAGCTAATATTATGAAGACTAATCAAGATATTAAGTTAATGATAAGAGAATTGGAAAAAAGCAGTAAGATTGCCTCAAATTTGATAGTGGAGCAAAAAGATGCGTTATAAACATAACAAAAAAAGAAATACAGCATTTTTATATGAGGTACTTATTTTAGAACTTGCAAAATCAGTTGTTGCAAAGAATAAAGAATTGCGCTCAAAACTCCTTGAGACAATAAAGAAATATTTTAATAAAGATAATCCTCTTGGTAAAGAATTAAAGCTTTATAAATCAATCTTAAGCACTAAAAGTGTTGATAATTTGATAGCTGAAAAAATATTATTGGAAGCTAAACGAGAGCATATTCAGTTGGATAGAGAAGAAATCGTTGGGGAACAAAATAAATTATATTTTGATATAAAAAAGTTTATGACTCCTCAACAGATATTCTCTAATTTCATACCAAATTATAAAGACCTCGCATCAATATCTCAAATCTTTAATAAAGATGTTTCTATTAAAACAAGAGTATTGTTAGAAAATGATTTAATAAATAAGATGGCATCTAATATCCTTACTGAAAATAAGATGCAACCAATAGATAATCTTGTATTGACTTCATTCATAAAGAAATTCAACGAGAAATATCAAAATCTTCACGAAGAACAAAGAATATTATTAAATAAGTTTGTTACTTCTTTTTCAGATAATGGTTTAGAGCTTAAAGCTTATTTAAATGAAGAAATTGGTAGATTAAGAGTTGAGATTAATAAATCTTTGTCATTAAAAGAATTTGTTGATGACACAATAATGTTTTCTAATGGTAAAAAAGTATTAGAAATATTGAATGGATTTAAAACCACTCCAATAAATGAACAATTAATCAACCAAGTCATTAAAATACAGAATTTGGTAAGAGAGATAAATTCATAAATGGCTATTCAGGTAACAATAGGTGAAGAGGAAGCTCAGAAACTTTCTTTAAAAGCCCGCAAAACAATTGATGGTCAAATTATGATTCAAGACCATAACGATATTGATATTGTTATTGTTCCTGATAAAAAGAAAATAATGCTCTTTTCAAAATCATCAATGCATGACAACATATATGCATTGCAAGATAGATTATTTAATTTCTTAGCTACAAGAGGAGTTATTAAAAGAGAATCAGTTCAATCCGGAAATGTATATGGAAGTTTGGAAGCGGAATACCCAGAAGCTGTAAATAATGCAAATGCTACTCAACTTGTCGTATTCTCAATTGGAAAATTTATGGAAGAAGAAAAGCCTCACATGGAAATGGAAGAACATTTTGAAGATGAATTTGAAGAAAGAATGACAAAACCTGATGAAAAAGAATCAACAGAGCTTGGGGAAGTTCCTCAGGCAGCGAAGAAGGGCACAATTGATCCTGCACGCGTAAGAAAATATTTGTCCGGGTACGGTCCATATTAGTTAATAGTTTCAACAACTTATCTCATTCAAGAAAATTAAAAAAGAATTTAAAGAAGGGTGTGTATGATGATAAAATGTAATCATGTTTAAGCGGAATAGTGGTATTTATCAAATAAGAAATATATTAAATAATAAAAAATATATTGGAAGTGCTGTATCAATAAATCGTCGCTTTAATGATCATAAAAAAAATTTATTAATAAGCAAACATCATTCTATTGTTCTTCAACGAGCATGGAACAAATATGGTTAAAAAAACTTCATTTTTGAGATTATTGAATTAATTGAAGACGAAGCTGAACTTATTGAAAAAGAACAGTTTTATATAAATATATTAAAACCAGAATATAATATTTGTAAAGTAGCAGGGAGTTCATTAGGAAGAAAACATACCGATGAAGCCAAAAAGAAAATAAAAGAAAAGAGAGCTCGACAAGTTATAACAGAAGAAATAAAAAGAAAAATAAGTGAAACACAAAAAAAACAGTTCCGTTTAGGTGAACGAATAAATCCAATGAAGGGGAAAAAACACTCAAAAGAGACATTAAAAAAGTTGAGCGAAATTCACAAAAATAAACAAACAGGCGAAGAAAATCCAATGGCTAAGTTAACAAAAGAACATGTAGCTACAATAAGACAAAAATATAAAACAAGACAATATATACAAAAGCAGTTAGCGGAAGAATATAATATATCTACGATGTCTATTAATAGAATCGTCAACAATATAACTTGGAAAAATATTGAGGAATAATATGAAAAATATGAAATATGAAAAACTAATGGAGATAAAAAAGCAATTAGAAGAATTAACACAAGAAGGCGTTGATATAACTGAGGCCAAAGAAGCTCTTCAAAAAATAATCCTTAAAGAACAGAAGCCAAAGAGAATATTATTGAAAGCAAATGAACAAATAGAAAGGTAAGAAAATGTTTAGAAAATTATTTATTGTTAGTATATTAAGTTTGATGATTGGATGTGGGAATTTTATAAATACATCCCAAGAAGATAAAGCTTTATCCCCGTCTGTTGGATGCGGTTTATCTCCACCTACATTATTTGATGGTGGTATTTGTAGTGATGATGGAGGAGTTCAAATAACGGTGCACCAATATGATGATGCTGGTAATCTTATTGATGGAGGAGATAGAACAGCATTTCTTGAAGTGCCTTGTGCATATAATCAGAATACAGCTGGTCCCTTATTGTTTGGATGGCATGGAACACAACCTGCTTCTTTATTGACACCAGGACAATCCTTGGCTCTAACAAAAAGAGTTCAATATTTTTATCCAGTAGTTTCCTTATATCCTGATGCTCTTATTCAGCGTTGGGACAACAATCAAAGAGCTTGGGATTATAAAATAAATGGGAATGACATATATTTTAGGGACCAGGCTTTGAATTGGTTATCGACGAATTATTGTATTGATATGAATAGAATAGGAACATACGGATTTTCATCAGGTGCTATTTGGAGCAACGTATTGGGTTGTGTCAGACAAAATACGACATCTGCATTTGGAGTTATTGAGGGAATGATTCCAACCAATACATCGCCCTTTAATTTTTCAAATATTAATCCTGATGGCGGATGTCAAGGTCCAACAAATGTTTTTATAAAATATGATGACGATGAACATACTATTCCTTATTCTGGATTTCAATATGATGAAAATTATTGGGGTACTTCGAATTATGATATAATAGATGGTGGCCAATGGAATATTGATTCTGGTGATCCTAATTGTAAAATATATCTAAATCCAGATAGTGGACCACAACTAGTTGTTTGTGAAAATCCTGATGGTGGTGGCCACACTTGGCAATTTCCGAAAGATAGTCAAAATCTTGCTAATTTTTTTAAATTGGTTTTAGGAATGTAATGTTATATTTTATTTTTTCTGCATATGGTTTAACACAACTTTTAATATATGGAACAATATTTAATAAAATAAGACCAAAGAACAAGTTTTTTCATTGTCCTATGTGTTTGGGTTTTCATATAGGATATATTTTATATTTTATTTTTAGATTAAATAATATTATTTTATTTGAAGATTTTATTTCAGGGGCTTTTTTATGTGGTTGTATAAGCTCTGGTACATCCTATATATTATGTAGATTATTTGATGACGAAGGATTAAAAATAAGGATAGTAGATAAATGTATAGTAAAAAACTAAACCGACTTAAGTATTTTCCTGAGGAAAAACATGAAGAATATAAGAAAAATAAGTATTTCACTAATGAACCTTTAAAAGAAAAGGAAATTAAAAAGGAAGAACCTAAGAAAGATACTAAAAAAGTATTGAGATAAAAAAGAATGTTTAATTTGAATATTTGGACTATTAAAAAATGGATGTTAAGACCTGATGCACATTGCTGCAAAGGTTCTTGAATATGGTTTCTGTAGAAAAAAACAGAAACCATAGGAATTAGAAAATGACTACTAAATATGTTTTAAGAGAATATTACAGTTTATGTCCGGATAATAAATGTAACGCCGATCTTCTAACTGAAGACGAAAAGAGAGATATACGTGATAATGGTGCAATGTATATCACCGGAATAGCACAAAGAGCAGACCACACCAACGGAAATGGAAGAGTTTATCCATTTGAAATCTTAAAACGTGAAGTAGCAAATTACGAGAAGCTTGTTCGCGAGAATAGAGCTTCTGGAGAATTAGACCATCCAGAAGATACAGTTATAAATCTTAAGAATGTCTCTCATAAATGTGTAAAGATTTGGTGGGAAGGCAAAGACGTGATGGCTAAACTTAAAGTTGGTAGTGCACCAGCTGGGCAAACCTTAAAAGCACATATTAGAGACGGATTAGCAATTGGTCTTTCATCTAGAGGATTGGGTTCAGTTAAAGATGTTGGTGGAAAACTCATGGTTGAAGATGATTTTCAACTTATATGTTTTGATATCGTTGCCGAACCATCCACAAAAGGCGCTTTTATGCAATTGCAAGAATCTAGAAATAGACTTATTGAATCTTTCACAAAATCTGATAGAATAAACCGCGCCCTCAATGAGATTTTAAGAGGATAATAATGACAACAGGGGTTTATAAAATTACTAATAAAATAAATGGAAAATTTTATATTGGTAGTGCTATAAATTGTGAAAAACGATGGAAGATGCGTTATAATTCTTTTTTAACTTACG